CCAGTCAAGGACGGAAGGGCGTCTGGAATAGCAAACAAGGAAGTCAGGCCGCTGCAAGGTAATTTTAAAGCGTCCCCGTTGAGCAATACGCGATGGTCTGTTGATTTCCGTGTCGAGGTGCGGAATGCCTGACTTCACGCTGGATGACGCTTTAAAGGAGGCTTACGCAAGCGCCCCGTCGAGCGAAGTTGTATTGCATACCCTCGAGATCCGGCACCCGGATTTTACCGCCCCGATTCGCGTCGTTCGAGATCATCAGGACTTTACGGCATACCTTGAAGCTGACGCACCAGAAAACGCGGGGGAATCAGTCACTTTCATTGCGATGGCCTTTGATTTTATTCTCCCCGAGGTTGTTAAATCCACATCGCCGGAAATTGAAATATCGCTGGATAACGCCTCCGGAGAAATGGTCAGCTACTTGGATTTGGCCGCGCAGTCTCCGGACTTGATCGAGGTCACGTATCGGCCCTATCTAGCCAGCGATCCATCCGGCCCGTCGATGAATCCGCCAATGACGCTAGTTATCAGGTCGGTCACTGCGGATATTTTCCGAGTCAAGGCCGTCGCAGGATTTGGCGATCTGTCAAACCGGAAATTCCCGAATCAGGTGTATGACGCGGAACGCTTCGCAGGGCTATCCGTATGAGCCATTGGGCCGAGTCATACATCGGCAAGCCGTGGGCGAACGGTGCGTGCGGGCCTGACGCTTACGACTGCCACGGCGTCGTCAGGGCGGCATACCAAGACCAGCTTGATACCTCGCTGCCAGTGGTGGATGCAAACGCTCTTAGTGCGCTATCTGTGGCTCGGGCAATGCGGCATTACGACTATTCAGCCTGGACGGAAATCGATCGGCCAGAACTTGATTTTGATGTGGTTGAAATGAGCCTGAACAAGCGCCCGCATCATGTCGGAGTCTATTTAAACATCGACGGCGGGGGCGTTCTTACGTCGGTTGAAGGGGCCGGGGTGATATTTCAAACCCTCGGAAGCCTAAAGCGGCACGGATGGAACATCACCAACGTTTACCGGAGGACGGCATGAAAGCTATTGTCTGTACATGCCGAGATCCGTTCCGGCCAGCGAATCACCGTTCCGTTTCTGTCGTTCGCCGTCGAAAGAGTCTGCGCAATCTCGCGCCAAGGACTAAATCGCCGGTTATCTGTCAAGTCAACGGGCAGTGGATCACCCGCAAGGCGTGGGCGCGGCGGATTAATGACGGGGATACGGTCGTTTTTGTCACGCTTCCGCAGGGCGGCGGCGGCGGATCGAATCCGCTGAAGATGATTCTAACGTTGGCAGTTGCAGTATTTGCCCCTTATGCCGGAAGCGCTTTGTTAGGAATCAATGGAGCGGCTGCGCTTGGTTCGATGGGTGTGTCTATATTCAATGCCGCTATCGGATTCGTCGGCTCCGCATTGGTCAATGCGCTAATTCCGGCCCCAAAAGCAACGGCAGCACAAACAGCATCGAGCCTTGCGGCGGCATCTCCAACGTACTCCGTAGGAGCGCAGGGAAATCAAGCACGAATCGGACAGCCTATCCCGGTTATTTACGGTCGGCATCAGGTGTTTCCTGACTTCGCAGCAATGCCCTATACCGAATATGCGGGGAACGAACAGTATCTATATCAACTGTTTTGCATCGGACAGGGCCATTACGATATCGAGTCGATCCGAGTTGAAGATACGCCGATTAGTTCTTTTTCAGAAATCACCTACGAAGTCGTCGGTCCTGGCGGATCGGTAACGCTATTCCCTTCGCACGTCGTCACGTCGGAAGAGGTCTCAGGGCAAGAGGCGCTAACCTCGACAACGCTCGGGCCGTTCGTTGCCGTTGAGTCTGGATCAGTGGCGAACAAGATCGCTGTCGATGTTGTAATGCCTCGAGGTCTGTATTACGCAAATGACGACGGGGGTCTTAACTCGGTCAGCGTTAATTGGACGGTCGAGGCGCAACAGATAGACGACATTGGAACCGCTGTCGGATCGTGGGTAACGCTCGGCACGCACAAAGTTAGCGCAGCAACGACCACGCCACAGCGCAAGAGTTATTCCTACGCGGTGACGAATGGACGCTATCAGGTCAGGATGACCCGGACAAACACCAAGCAAACGGATAGCCGATATGGTCACGAATTAGATTGGGCTGGACTCCGTGCGTATATCCCAGGTGATCAGGCCTATGGTGATGTCACCGTTGTGGCAATGAGGCTCAGGGCGACAAATAATCTGTCGGCACAAGCGTCTCGAAAAATAAACATGATCGTGCAACGCAAACTAAAGACGTGGTCCCCGTCTGGATGGTCGAGCGAAGTGGCTACGCGGTCGATAGCGTGGGCATTTGCCGACATATGTAAAGCCGAATACGGGGCGGAACTTGCCGATTCAAGAATTGATCTTCAGGGGCTATATGCCATTGATGCGGAATTGTCTGCTCGTGGGGATTTTTTCGACGGCGTGTTTGATAGCCAAAGCACGATCATGGAGGCGCTAACACAAGCGGCGCGGGCAGGACGGGCGGTCCCGTACATGCAAGGTGGGATTCTGCACGCTGTCAGAGACTCGGCAGCATCCATTCCGGTGGCGATGTTCTCACAGCGGAATATCGTCAAAAACTCGTTCTCAATCGACTACATTATGTCATCCGAAGAGACGGCGGATTGTGTCGATGTGACGTATTTCGACGCGGATATATGGGGGGAGCGAACCGTCAGGGCTACGCTTCCAGGCGGGACAAGTACGAAACCAGCAAAAGTCAGTCTGTTTGGCGTTACTGGCAGGCAACAGGCATGGAATGAGGGTATGCACATCGCGGCGTGCAATCGCTACCGTCGCCGGATCGTTAAATTTGCGACTGAAATGGAAGGCTTTATACCGACGATTGGCGATTTAATCGCGGTTCAGCACGACATGCCGAAGTGGGGGCAATCTGGGGAGATTGTCGCGTTCGACCAAGGAACGAAAGAGGCGATTCTTTCGGAACCGTTGGATTGGTCGTTGTTCGGCGCGAAGGTATTAGCCTTCCGAGGGCGGGACGGGAAGCCGCGAGGACCATTCGCTGCAATAGCCGGAACTGACGCACACCGGGTTATTCTTTCCGATTGGGCGCTTGCTGGAGAATATTGGTCAGACGGATCAGCGGATAAAAACATCCCTGATGTCAGCGGAAATCGTGAGCGTAGCCACTTTTCATTCGGGTTGGCCAACGCGCAATACATTAGAGCGCGAATGGTCACGATGCGGCCGAAATCATCCGAGACGGTGGAGATTATAGCGGCCGTCGAATCGGATTATGTGCATACCGCAGACACTGGCGCGGCCCCCGGCGTTAATGCGTGGCAGCTTCCTAGCCGATTTACAGCGCCGGTTATCGTTGGATTAACCGCCCGGTCAATGCCGGATAGCCCAGACAAAATGGTTATTAGCTGGCAGCCAGCGGCGGGGGCTGATCATTACTTGGTCGAGCAATCATCTGGCGACGGAACGTGGACGCGAATCGGAGAGCCTTCCTCCGCGTCGTTTTCCGCTATCGCTTTATACGGCGCGTCTACTGTCATCCGTGTTGCAGCGGTCGGAATGACTGTCGGGCCGTGGGTGACGTGCGCTTACGGGTCTTTGGCTGATTACATGTGGTCGGGCGATTCTTCGCTGATGTGGTCGGGTGATTCAACAACCATGTGGAGGTATTAAATGCCGACTTTACCGGATACGACTGCTGCTTTTGCCACATCGGCAACAGAGGCACAATTTAAAACGTTTTTATCGGATCAGCGGGCGTTTATCGCGTACATGCTTGGCGCATCGGGCGATCCTAACGATTCAATCGTGAGCGGATTTCCTGCGGGAACGTCCATGCTGTTCGCGCAAGCCGCTTCACCGACTGGCTGGACAAAGCAGACAACGCACAACGACAAGGCGCTGCGGGTGGTTTCAGGGATGGGCGGTGGCAGCGGCGGAACTAGTGCGTTCTCGACGGTGTTCGGTCGGACGGCGACGGACGGTAGCTCATTATCGATTGCTCAGTTGGCGTCACACACACACCCTATATCAACACGAAATAATGCAGCAGGGATTAGCGGGTCTGCATCCTCGGCACAAACAATAGGTACAGCATACAGTACAAACACAAGCTCAACTGGATCAGGCTCAACCCACTCCCACGGCATGGACCTGCGCGTCCAGTATGTCGACGTAATTATCGCTATTAAGGACTGACCATGCTCCCCGACAAAAGCGTCAAATGCCCGGCAACTGGATTTGCAAAATCATGCCGCGAGATTGTTGCGGATTGCGATTGCCCGAAGTTCATCAAGATTTCAGGCGTCAATCCGAACGATGGTCAGCCGGTTGACCGGTTTGGCTGCGTTGATTCCTTCATTCACATGCTCTTGATAGAAAACTCACAGATGCAGCGACAAACCGGGGCGGCGGTCGAGAGCTTCCGTAACGAGATGGTAAAGTCAAATGAAAACAGCGTCAGGATGTTGAGTGCGCAATTGTTGATAGGGGATAAATAATGCGAGTAACAATTATCCGAGAGGATGGAATAGCAATTATTGACGGTCGAACGATCGGTATTGATCTATCGGACATGCCGGAAGATATTCACGCAGTCCAGTGGCGCGACTCCTCCGGACATATCGAGCGCCAGGGATTCCCCAATGAGCCGATACAATCAATTAGCGGGTTTCAGACATGGATTAGTCGATGGAACGACGCTAAAACCCTTGAAGATAATCCCGCTCCATACGTTCCGACTCAATCGGAGGTTATCCAGTCTTTCAAGGATGCGATTCAAAAAACACTAGACGACGAGGCAAAGATAAAGGGGTATGACGATATTGTTTCGGCCTGTTCTTATGCTGGTTATCCAAATGTATTCCAAGCTGAGGCCGTTGCCTTCGGACAGTGGAGGGCTAACGTGTGGGCCTATGGCTACGCGGAACTAGACAAGGTAATCGCAGGGACTAGGCCGGTCCCTACCATCGCCGAAATCCTCGCAGAGTTGCCGGGTCTGGTGCTGCCATGAGACAAATTCTCATCGCGGTCGATCAGTTAATCAATGCGATGTTCGGCGGGTTTGCTGACGAAACCATGAGCGCACGCTGTTGGCGCTGTCGAGAAAAACAGCCGTACCAATGGATCGAGCCCGTAATTAACGGGCTTTTTTTTGACCCGATGCATTGCATGTCGAGCTACATATCAGAGCGTAAGCGCGCACAACTTCCTCCGGAGTATCGTCTATGACCCCGCAGGAGCAAATTGCAGATATCGCCAAAGCCGCGCCGCCGATCACGATTACCAGCATGTCGATACTCGGGTTCCCGATGTCTGATTGGGTGCTGTTGCTGACGGCAATCTACACCCTGTTGCAGATATTCCTGGCTGTTCGCCGGCTGATTATTTCTCGGAAAGCGACCGATACGACGTGCGTGAAAGACTGCCAGAACAGGACAAAGCTATGACTCCACGAGGC